CAGTTTCATCTGTAAAGAATCTATTGTTTTCATTGTTTGGATCTGGTATACGAAATCTTGCAAGATTATCTAATACAACGTCAGAAAAGCTTTCAGTCTCCTGATAGATAAACTCGTCCATATTCATGAACGCATAGTATGCCTCTAAGAAATCTCTAAGCTTATCTCTATCCTGGAGAATGTCAGCTGGTATCAGCTGGTCTAAACGGATATCCTCTTTGGTGGTGTGAAGAGTTGAATTTTCTAATTCGACTACACCTGGGGATAGAGATGTCTTATGAGCCATTACTTAAATCTCGATGTTGTTGTATATGTAATTGAACCTGAAGAACCAGCAACTGCGATTGTATCAATCTCTGGAGTAATCACAACAAAGTTGTTGTCAATTGCTATGAGCTGATCACGCTTTGGAGCTAGGTCTAAACTGTCTGGTAAGATTGTAATCTTAATTGCTGTTGTATTGTTTGGTCTAAAGCTTTGGAGAACAATCTTTCCTTGTGCTGGATATATTGTTCCTGCATCACTAATCACTGTTACATTTTGTCCACCTACAACTTTATAAACTATAACTCTTCTTTCTGTTGATCCTGCAATTGGTTCATCACCAAAGAAGTGTTCTGTATTTGGGTCAGTTGCTAGACCAAATGCAGTTGATGTGAGAATAAACTTTGTTGACTGTCCTGACTGATAGAAAGGAGCTACAAAAGTTTTTGTATGGTTCTGAAGATCTACATTACCATTTGAATCAAGTGTTGGTGTCACATATTGAAACATACGTGGTCTCACAATTGTATTCAATATTGCTGGATCAGAGTTGTCAATTGCTCTGGTGAGCTGTGAATGCCTAAACACACCATCGAACTTGTTCAGGTTATTGAAGTTGTAGTCTGAAATTGTATCTCTCACTACACTCTGTAGCTCCACTGAACTTCTGTCTGTGAGATTTGGATTGTACTTAAATGCAGCATCAATCTCTAAGTATGTGAAGTTTGGATCAACAATCTGTGGTGTAATTGACACCACGTTCTTTCCTTTGAGGATAGCGCCAGTGATATCTGTCTTCTCTGCAGTTGTAAGTGTTTCAGAAAGAAGTGGTTTAATAGCAATATACACTCTGCCATAGTCTGGTGGATCATTGTCCTCACCACCCCATGTGGATATAGAGTCGATGTTTGAAAACTCTTTCTTAATAATAGCGGCATAGTCTTCTGAGGTGACCGCACGGTTCTGTGTTGTAAATGTTAATGGTGCATTGAATCGAATACTTTCTGTTGTTTCCTGATCTGAACCACCAGCAGAATTTGTAACTGTTGTTGCAGTAGCAAGATCATTACCAAATCCACCAATACTATCTGAAACTGTAAATCCACTTGCACCGTTTGATTCTGTACCACCTGTGATCACATAGTCGAGTGTGACGATATTGTTATTTGAGGGCTTAAAGCCTGTGACACCATCTCCAAAGAACACCTCATAGTATCCTGAACTGTTTTCCTGGATATAGTATACCTTACTGGTAGCATCAACGTTCTTGAGTGATTCGAATTTTGTATAGATGTCGAAACTTGTGCTCTCTTCATTTTCTTGTACACGGACACGAAGCGACGACGTATCTGCATTGAGGTCGGAAAGCTGAAATTTTTGGTTTTCGATATCATTGTCTACACGGTATTTGAGTGTACGGATATTACCTTCTACAATTGTCACATTGGAAAATGTATAGGTGTTACCAACAAGTGTTGCCTGCTGTGTTTCTAATACCACATACTGGAACTCACCACCATCGAGAAGTGTATTGAGTTTTGTTCCACGCGGAAGAGAAAGAACTGTGGGTTTCGCGCCACCGACAGATGAAACATCTACGACGATATTCACCTGGGCTCTTGGACTGAGGACCGAGCGCGGGACATATCCTAAGAGCTTTGCTCTTGTGACTACATTACCTCTGATCTGTGCAGAGTCTAAGAATGCTTCATTTAAGCTATAGTGTGCATTGAGAGCATTGTAATGAGTGTTGTAGGCAAGGACGTCAAGTAAGACTGATAGGCCAGAGCCGTCGAAATCGTAGTCATTAAACTGTGACTGTTGCTTGAGATAGTTCTTGAGATTTTGTTTGATATCATCAAAATCAAGTTCTGTTACATTTAAATTTGTTGCCATATTACTTTAACCTTCGTAGTATTATCTGTACGTTCTCTTGTGTATCATATTCTTTTATAGTATAAGAGACATTGATCTGATAAGCATTCTGTTCAGTACGATCAATCACATCAACCTTTGTTACTGCTATACGTGGCTCATGTCTCTTCAATGTCTGTGATACACGGTTCTTTATATTAATACGTGTAATAGCATCACCTGGTTCAAATAAGAATCCCTTCAGGTTCGCACCAAGTGAGGGCTGAAAAGGCCTCTCATATGCATTGGTTACAAGAAGGTTACGTACTGCATTCTTTATAGCTGCATCATCTTTCAATGGTATAATGTCTTTACGTATAGGATGTACAGTGAGACCAAGATCTAAATCACGCCAAGGCTTCTTCTTCGAAACAACCTTTGATTGCTCTTCCTTTCCGCTGATCCTATAGTCTGATTGTATTAAACTGCTAGCCATAGATCTATTTATACGCGTAAGGGGGATTCTTTGATCTTTGGTACCGGAATACTAGCCCAGGGGGGAAGGGGGGAGGACATTTTCTCAAAAAACTTAAAGTGGGCCCCCTCTGAAATTCTATAAAAAGATGTATGGATATACACTATAAGGGTATACATATTATAACATATATTCGGCCATTTGTAAACCCCCGCGGCATTAGTACATAAAAGAAAAGATTTGTAAATCCCTTTAAGCACCTCCATCTCCATCACTATCTGTTATACTACCACCACTTGTTATATTACCAGATACATTTAATGTACCATTATTTGTTTGGTTACCCTCTACTGTTAATGTACTATTGTTTGTCTGGGCCCCGGAAACATCTAATGTACCTGTAATAGATGTATTACCAAACAGTTGTATAGTATCATTTACACTGTCTAATTTGATTGTTCCATCTTCTAATATCTCTATAATGGTCCCGGATTTGTGTATGAATTCCATTTCAGAACCTGTCAAACGTATGATATGATTGTCTTTATGGGTGATTTGAATCCTTTCTGAGCCCTCGGTATTGTCATATTCAACAGTATGACCAGCATTTGTTCGGTGTACTTTGTTATTTGGATACGACGGGGCGAGGCGAGCTAACTCAGGGATATCAGGTGTTTCTTCAGTTCTCGTAGAAATACTTCCCAATACGAGCATATCTTGTGCACTTGTTCCATCTCGAAACAGTCCAAATACATAGGATCCGACTTCGAGTTCATGTGTACTACCTACACCCTTATATGATGCAGATGTTGTTGGTAGTAGTACTGTAGCCCATGGTAGATCTTCTGTTTTGAGTATATTCTTGTCATCTGTATGCCATCCTACTGCTCTACATTGTACTCTTCCAAGCTTTTCTGGATCAGATATACTCTCTACTTCTGCTATAAAGTACTGTAATTGTCCACCTATAAATTGATCTTGTCTCATGATATACTATCTCTTTTGAGTGTAACTTCTTGTCGATATTGCTCTTCGAATGTATGTTGTACTCTGTGTACTATATATCTACCACTAAAGAATTTGTCTTTCATACGTGATGTTTTGTTTTGTTCTGCTGATCCAACTTGAGATATATCTAATTCTACTACATATCCTGTAGAAAGATCAAAATCACCATTGATTTGTATGTGTAATGTGTTGAAATTTGTACTGTAATAGTGTGCTTCACCCTTTAATATTGTTGGTTTTGTTGGTTCGTGGTAGTTACTATTGTCTGGAAATGCCTTGGAATTCAGACTCACATAGTAGTTTTTACTGTTTTTGAGCTGATCATATGTCTGATCTAATATAGTTTCTTGTGTATTATATGGTTCGTTCTTGTTGAGTTGTGAGCCAGGTTTATAGGAATATGTGAATTTTTCCTTTTTCTTTTCAGCAATATCGAATGTATACAGTGTAGAAGCATATGCACCACTGCCGATTTGGTTAAATTGACTCATATTCAGTGGACTTGACATCGATATGATCCGGCGCTGAACCTCATCATAGTATTCCGGTGTGCCCTTTTGGTTCTCATAGAAAGAACGAAACTCATATGTTTGGTATGGATCTTGGTCTGATAGCACTTTCCAGCTGTTAAATTGTATACCATTCTTTGCAGATTCCCAGAAATAAAAGGGTGTAGATGCCTCGTAGGCGTTGCGTAACAACCATTTCAGAGCATAGTAAGGGCGTAATGAAGGGTAAATTCCTTGTATAATTGCTTTTGAAGAGGTGTTAATATTGTATATACGCTCTGGATCTACACGTAAATCCTTCTTCAATATGTCTTCTACGAGCTTTCCAATTGTATTACGGAATGGTCTTTGAAGTATTTTCGTTTGGTTTGTATAGAGATGTTCAGATGCACATCGTATATTGAATCCCTGTCGAGTGACATTTCTTCTTGCAAGACCATATATTTCGATAATCTTGAGCTTCAGTTCGAGATTTTGTTTGTCCTGTTCTGATCCTTTTGTTGGATTTCTTCGTATCTTGAGCTCAACAATCTCCGATCCAGTGAGATTCAAGTTGTGAAATAGCCCTACAGAATCTGCAATAAAGATGACTGATTCAACATATGGTTGGGTCATTTCCTCTATTATATCAATCTTTTGGACTGTTCTTGTGATATCAACTGTTCTTGCATCATCTCCAGTTGTTGTCAGTTTGACATATTCGATATGATACGAGTCTGGAGATACAGAAGTATTCTCTCCGGGATTCCTTCTTGCTGTTCCTTTACTAGACATTTATGAGTTCTTCGTATGCATCAACAAATTGTTCAATATATGATGGAACTACGTATCGAATCTTCGATCTTTCCTCGTTGAGTGCATATTCATGTGATCGATATGTGACATAAGACAACTGATATGCGAGTTCTCCACCAGATATATGGACATCATTCGTAACAGGTTTTTGATCTGCATCATCTGTTCGATAGTAATAGTATGGAGCATCTGCAAATTTGAATACCTGATATGTAGATACGCTATCCCCAGATGTCTGTCCAACTACGAGTTCTGTAGAGTTTTGTGCGAGTGTTGGATCTCCAATAAATGCTCCTGTTACATTTTGTACGATCAGTTGGTTCATATCTATGTTTTTCTTTGTGAATGTACCTCGTGCACCAGATGTAGCACCAACAATTTCTTCTCCCAATTGGAATCTTCCTGCTAAACTATCACGAAATTCAGTGATAATACCATCTCCTGTTCGTGTAATACTTGGATTTGTTGTGATTGCATAACCCTCATATTCTTTTTCGAGATAAGAAAAAAGATCTTCTTGACTCATTGGCCAAGATCTCATACCATCATGTAGGAAATCATTTACAGCAAAAAATGTCCAGTAATAGTCAGGAGTACCATATATTCTTTGTGATACGATGTCTGGTCTTTCACCATTTTTGACCTCATAAAACCTATATCCAGAAATATCATCTAGGAATGTTGGTAATGGTCTAACAGATCGAAATAGATCTACCATATTTTGTTTGACTCCTCGTCTATTGAAGTCGTATTCTACTTTTGGAAACAGTTCAAAGAATGCCATTATCCGTTACCTCCTTCTCCTTTTGGTTTATCGTATGAAACATATGGAGGTCTATCGTCATTTTGTATTTCAAATAAATTCTTTTCAGGATAGAGCTCATCTCTTGTAAGCATTTTAGCTTCTGAGAAGTCTACTTGGAGCTGTACTTCAGTACCAACATAGTCTTCTAAAGCCTTTAAATAGATCATTGAACCTTCCTGACCATTATAGTTTACGCTCAATCCAGTGCAATAACTATCGTATATTGTAGGAAGGAATAAGCTTTCTTTTTCCCCGATATAAAATTGTATACGGAATTGGGGTGGATATTCTAATGCAAATGTTCCTTTTCTTTTAGGATACATATATTTTCGAAAGAAAGCAATAATATCATGGACTGCAGCTGCATCTTTTTCTGATTCTGGTACTAATTTCCAAGACATTTGGAAGCTACGTATGTTCATAGAGGTGAATGCCATTTCCTGGTTTGGATTGATAGCTATACCTCTTCCCAAGTTATCTGCAGCTAAAAAATCTCCTATACTATCTGCAAACGTTGCAAGAGCCTTTCCTCCCATTAGGAATTTATCTTCATCTGTAAGATTTCCCTCCATTCCCTCTCTTCCAGCATATACCTTACTCATGTCTACACCTTCATATGAAGCTCCATCAGCAAGAGTAAGTCCGCTCGGAACATAAAGATTTATATTATCTATTTCTAAACCACTTTGGCTGGTACTAATTCTACAATGGGGAAATCCACCATCTTGATCAATAAGCTGTCCTAAATTTGTTGGAAATGTTAAAGATGACACGTATTAAGTCCTATAAATAAAAAATATATTATAAGTTTATTTATATGGCTTACAAAGGAAGATACACAATAAAAAGACCCGAAAAATACATGGGTAATCCTGCAAAAGTGACTTACAGATCACTTTGGGAGAGGCAAGTATTCAAATGGTTGGAAGAGAATCCAAAGGTTAAATCGTGGAATAGTGAAGAAGTTGTAGTCCCTTACAAATCCACTCTGGATGGTAAGATACACCGATACTATGTAGATTTGCTTATACAAATGGAGAATCGAAAGGTATTTCTTGTTGAAATTAAGCCAAAAAAAGAAACAATCCCACCAAAACAAAGGAAAAGAAAGACCCAAAAATATGTTACTGAAGTCCTTACATATACTCGAAACAATGATAAATGGGAAGCTGCTAACAAGTTTGCTGAACATAATGGATGGAAGTTTCAAGTATGGACTGAAGAAACTTTAAAGAATCTCGGCATCAAAGTAATCACTTAATCATATAAATAAAGTATATGGCATCACTGTTTGACACATTACAAGCTGGAGCACAACGTGCTGGAATAAAATCTAGAACTAAACAATCTAGAGAATGGTTCCAGGATCAGATTAAGAATCTCAGTGTACCAGGAAGAGGAACACTCTTGAAGGATCCTGCTTTGAAAAGAACAAACAGAGAATTGATTGGAAATATGTATATGTATTTCTATGATCCTAAAATGAAAAAGGAATTGCCATATTATGATAGATTTCCACTCACCATAATGGTAGAACCTGCTAAGGGTGGATTCTATGGATTAAATTTGCATTATTTAAATTATAATGTAAGAGCCAGTTTTTTAGATGATCTTATGGCTTTAGAATCGGGAAAGGCAACACAAACCTCAAGAATTAAAAGATTAAGATATAAATTATTAGCAGGTACTAGAAAATATAAAGAATTTAAACCATGTTTCAAACATTATCTTACATCCCATATCAAATCTCCATTGTCCTTAGTGCCAATGACAGATTGGGAAATTGCGATATTCTTACCAACAGAACAGTTTGTTAAGAAAGGTAAGACAGCAATATGGAATGAAAGTCTTAAGATTGCAAGGAAATAACAATGAGTAGTATAGACAACTTAAAATCTACAATTAAAAAGAAAGGTGGTATTGCTCCATCCAATAGATTTAATGTTATTTTTACTCCTCCTGACTTATCCTTGATTAATTTAGATGTACAATCAATAGTAGGATCTTTACTATCAGGTGGATTTAGTGCATCTAACTTAATAAACGATCCAAGAGATATATCCATTTTATGTCAAGAAGTAAATATTCCAGGAAGAAATATTTCTACATTTGATCACATGGATTTCCAACAATCAAACAAATTTCCTTACACTGTGATAGATTCGGAAGTCACAATGAGTTTTCTATTAACAAATGATTATCACATGAGAAAAATGATGGACAATTGGATGTCCGGAATATATAATGTGAATACTCATAGAATAGGATTAAAGGAAAATTATGCTGTAGATGTTATAATACAACATTTAAATCAGCAAAATATTCCGATATATGGAGTGAAGCTTCTAAAGGCTTTTCCAACAGCTGTTAATGCAATTACCCTAAATCAGGATGCACAAGCAGATGTTGTGAAAATGGAAGTAACATGGGCTTATGATAAATTTAAACCAGAAGGTGCAGTAGAATCAGCACTATCTGGTGTATCTGCAGCCCTAGATATATTTGGTTAATTAATATAGGAGAAAAATATGGCATTGCCAATGGTGAATTCACCTAGATACAGTACTATACTGCCATCTACGGGAGAAAATATAGATTATAGACCTTATACGGTCAAAGAAGAAAAGATTTTAATGATTGCAATGGAGTCGAAAGACCAAAAGCAAATCATTAGGGCTATGAAGGATGTTATTTCTGCATGTATTGAAGGAATAGATGTAGGAAAGATAACAACCTTTGATATAGAATGGATTTTCCTAAAACTGAGATCTAAATCAGTTGGAGAAAAGGTTGAGTTGAAGCTGAAGTGTCAAGATAACGAATGCGAAGCTCAAACTCAAGTAGAAATAAATCTGGAAGAGATTGAAGTTAAAGGAGAAGTGAAGAATAATGTTATACAAATAACAGAAGAAGTTGGATGTGTTATAAAGTATCCTGCAATCGAATTAGTAGAAAAATACGATCAGGAGAAATTAAACAGCGTTGATGGAGCTTTTGATATGATTGTAGGCTGTATTGAATCAATATATGATGCAGATAACGTCTATGATTGTAAAAATGAAACCCCAGAAGATATTAGGGATTTCCTAGATAGCTTAACATCAGAACAGTTTCAAAAGATAACAGAATTCTTCCAGGGAGTTCCACAAGTTCAGCATGATCTGAATTGGAAATGCTCCAAATGTGAAAAAGAAAATTCAATAGAATTAAAAGGTATTGAAAGTTTTTTTACGTAGGCCTCTCACACGAATCCCTTATAAATCATTATAGGGTGAATTTCGCGATGATGCAGCATCATGGGTATAGCTTGACAGAATTAGATAATATGATGCCGTGGGAGAGGGAGATATATGTATCCTTACTTCAAGATCATATTGAAAAAGAAAATGAAAGAATGAAAGAATTTAATAGGAGAAAATAATGGCAGAAGGACAAGACAGTAGCCGTAACGAAGTCGAAATCGATTTAGATAAGTATATGGCTCTTATCGATAAGCTCGATAAAGCTGAAGATACAATTGTTGAAATGCAGGAAGAGGCAAGAAAGGTTAAATCCCAATTGGCTCCACCAAAAAGAAAATTTATGGATTTATTCTTAGATGATAATGATATAAATGAGAAATCTATAATAGGATTTATTTCTTTTGGTCTTATGACTGTATTTGGTATATGTGATTTAGTTACAGCATTTATGGGTCAAGACTTACTTATTTCTGATACAATTTATACATCGTTTGTGGTTGTTACATTAGGTGCATTTGGTATATCAGAAGCTGGTAAAGCGTTTGGAAAATAATTAGGAGATATAGGTGTCAGATAAAAAGACTTCAAAGTTTGAATTAGATCAGCAAAAAGAATCTAAAAAATTATCCTCTGCTCAAGAGAAAATAAAAGATTCTTTAGATAAATCTGGGGAGATTCTTGCTAAGAATGAGGAAAAATCCTCTGCTATTTTAAAAGCCTCTGAAGCAAATATTAAAATACAAGAGCTGATAGCAGCTGGAGATAACAATCTAGCTAAAGTTTTACAAAGTAAACTTGACACCGTACAAAATCTTTTAGAAAAAGATAATATGACCTCTGAACAAGTAGCAGAGGCAGTCAAAATATCTCAAAGTCTTTTAGACCAAAGTGATAATGCACTAAAGAAAAATAGTAATCTTTTGGAATCAATGGCTAATAATAATGACACCTTAACAGGATTAAAATTATTAAATGACGAATTAAAAGAACAGAAAGAAATACAGAAAGCCAACGCAGATCTTTTTGATATAGAAAAATCCCTAAACAAATTAGAAGGATTTATGGATAGAAATGCTGATGAAACAACTCTTCAACTAAGATCGGGATACGAAGAGGCTTCTATGAATTTAAAAGATGCTATAGAAAGGGGAGATGATCAAGCTGCAGATATTGCAAGACGACAAATAGAAACTATAAAAGAAGCAGCACAAACAGAAGAAGAAAGAAGAGAAGCAGCTAAAGCAGCAGAACTACAATCAACTGCATTATTCTCAATGGGAGATAAACTAGAAGGATTGGGTGAAAAAATGGATAGTATGGGACTTGCAGCCAAAGGTGGATTCCTTGCAGGTATAGCAGGTTTATTCCTAATGTTTACAGACCCAGAAAAATTCAGAGAAATTATCGTGAAAGTAATGGATACGGTTACATCTGCATTCCAAGCTATAACCCAAGTACTTCAAGGAGATCTTAGTGGTGCTTTAGAAACTATGGATGGTAAGTTTGGAGCTCTCGGGAAACTAGTAGGAGTTATTGCTTTATTTTTCTTACCTAAGATTATATCTACTATAGGTGGAGTATTCAAAACCCTAAACAAATTAGTAAAAGCAGCTCGAGTATTCAGAATCTTTATGATGGGTACGTTTATTCCTGGTATGATCGCAGCATTCTCATCAGTAATAGCCGCAGTAACCCCAATAGTAGTTGCAATGGCAGTACCTCTCGCAATTATTGCAGGAATTGCTGCAATTTTCTTCTTATTTAAAGTTGCCTTAGAAAAGATACGAGACTCATTAGGCTTTACATCGGTCTTTGATGTATTGTTATTAGGTTTTGCATATTTAAGTGATGGTATTGCACACATGGTAAATGCCGTTACGGGTGTTATTAATTTTGTAATTGGTATTGTAGAAAAAATTGGTAGGTTTATACCTGGACTTGATGATTTAGACTTACCGAAAATACCTAAAATGGCTACAGACAATGCATCCAAGAAAAAAATAGAGTTACAAGCTAAAGCAGCTGCAGCAGAAAAAGAAAAATTAGAAAAAGAAGAGGCAACTATAGAAGGAACAGCACAGGTAATACCACCAACTACTGCAGATAATATAGAAAGTTTAGAA